AAGCAAGTCAGTTGCTTCGTAAGGTACAAGCAAATCTTCAGCAGGAATAAATTTTGACACAGGTCTGTTTTTTGCTGCATCGTAATAAACTTTCTTAAATGCACTACCTGATAACGGTAGATAGAATAACAATTGGTCTAAATCAGGGTCATATTCAGGCATTTCGTTCATGATGTAATAATTCATAAACTCACAAACTCTTTCAGCTTGCATTTCTGTATTCATGTCTCTTTGACCAATAATTTGTGTTTTTATAGGTCCTTGTGCGGGTAATAGTTCTTTGTACGCCTGTGCTTGAAACTGCGTTACGGCTTCTGCCAAAATTGGATGTATAACACCTGAAGAACCCTCAAAAGGTTTACTTCTTTGTTCGTCAAACCTCATGCCTAAATATTTAAGACCGTCAGTGTATGTTTTTTCCCATTCTTTTCTTGATTCTTTGTCACTATCTACAGCACTTATTAGCTGTGAAGACAATGAGCCTAAAACTGAATCATCCAAATAATCTACTAAGTTAGCATCAAATGGTATCTCTTCTTCTTCTTCTTGCATTGGCTCATCAAAAGATATCTCTTCATCAGTGATATTGATCTCCATAGCATCCAATAAAGATTCATCAAATGTTGGTTCAGGTGTGTCTACATCAAAATTTTCAAATCCAACATCTACAGACTTGCTTTGATCTATTACATCAGGATTATTTTCAGTGCCTAGTTGTCTATCAATTGCCATAGTTTTCTATTATATCCATAAAATTAGTAATATGTTAATGACTTTCTATCAAATGACACTTCATCTGCATAATCGTTGTCCAATTCTATCAAGCCACCTTGTCTTATTCTCATTAAAGCCATAGTAGACGAATCACAAAAGTCATCGTGTTCTCCAAATGGAAAAGCTGCTAATTCTTCAATTACTTCTTCTGCAAAAGCATCTTCTGTTGCATATACCATACCACTTTCAAACATAGGTGCAATAGAGTTCATTCTTGCAACTTTGTCTTGACCTCTGCTGGGTGAGTAGGATTGTACAGGTATTCCTATTTTTCTAAGTTCCTGTGTAAGAGGCGTGCCACTAGCTTTTGCCTCTATTAATACAATATCAGGTTCCCAATACTTATATTCTTCTAATGCTAGTTTTTTTAACTCAGGAAAGTCTACTCTATGCCTACTTGCATCTAATAAAATTATTGCATTTTCGCTACCGTCTTCAGGGTTAAATATTCCCCATGTTGTTATTGCAGAATAGTCAGCGGTTTCTTTTGCGCTAAAAGCTGTATCGTAGCTTTGTATAATACATTCGCATTTAGGAGTAGCTTCTTTTTCCCAAGTCTGCCACCAGTCTCTTTTAACAATAGAACCACTTTCTGCTGTAGGATTTTGTAACCACTGTGCGTTCCATTTTGATATTGGTAATGATGCTTTTACTGATAATAACTCTTCTTTTTTCCAAAACTCACCCCATAAAGGCTCATCAGTATCAGGCATGATTGCAGGAAATTCTACAACCTCCCACTGGTCAGCGTGTGTTTCTGACTGTCTTTTTAATAGTCTGCCTGCTAAATCTTTTGTACTCCATCGCGTCATAACTAAAACTATAGTTCCGCCGGGTTGTAATCTTTGCCTTGGTCCTGATGTATACCACTCCCATGCTGCATCCATAGCAGTAGGTGACATAGCATCTTGTTCTGAATGTGGGTCATCAATTATAAGTAAATCAGCACCACGACCTGTAATAGCACCACCTACACCTGAATAAAAAGCTTCTCCACCGTCATCGGTAGTCCAACGACCAGCTGATTTATTATCTCCTGATAAACTTATGTGAGGAAATATTGCTTGATATTCTTCGCTATCTATAATATTACGAACTCTACGACCAAATCTTACAGCTAGTTCTGCGGTATGGGTTGCTTGTATTATTTTTAGACTTGGATTCAAACCCATCATCCATGCAGGAAAATAAGTTGAGGCAAACTCTGACTTAGAATGTCTTGGTGGGAGCATAACCATTAATCTTTTACATTTGCCCTGTGATATGCGATTTAATTTTTCAGCAAGTATTTTATGGTGTCTTCCCATGATAAAACCTTCCCAATGAAATTTTACGAATTCTAAAAAATCAGCTCTACATCTATCTCGTGCATTTAAGTTTTTCCACCTATCTATAAGCGTAAGCGCTTCTACTTGTTCGTCTTTAGACAAAGCATCAAAAGATTTTATTTTTTCTAAATTAAGCATTAGGCGGAGAACCAACGGAATATAAAGGACTGCTGATTCTCCATGACATGCGTTTGAAGAGAGAGAGGAGATATTCGTGAATATCTACAAACAATCATGTCAATCAGACTGTACCCCATTCTTTGCCCTCAAACAACAAAGCTTCTGAGTTTCTTCTTTTCATAAGACCTGTATTTGGCACCCCATTAACTTTGTTCCATCTTTTAATTTGGTTTGGCACATCGTTCCAGTCTTTGTTGTTTAAAACTTTTAATAAAGTAGAGGCTTGTAAGTTTGATGGTCCAAGATTAAATACCCACGATACGAGAGCATCAAATTGATTTTGTTCTAAATTTGTTTCTACCATATTGTTAATATAGCCTTCGTATTCGTGCAACTCGTGTGCAAGCAGTTCTTCGGCATCTTGCTTGGTTATTGTCATATTGTCTTGTACAGGACTGCCGTCAATAAGCTTTAAGCTGCCAAAACCAATTGTAGCTTTATTAGCAGCGCATCTATAACTTACTACATTGCCATCGTTATCTGTTGGACAGCCTTCATAAAATTTAATTAAATCAATTCCTTCTTGCGATATTTTCATAGTTTTACTCCTCAGTATTTGTAGTAACTTTTTTATAATAAACAACAACTTCTTTAAGTTCATTTATGTATCTCTTTAATTCTTGCATGTTATAAGCCATTACTTCGTAATCAGGTATAGTCATTGCAAGAAAAACTAACTCTCCTTCCTGCTCTTCAATCATTGCAAGCTTATCTTCCCAATTATCAGGCGTAATGACTATCCACATAGGTTCCTGTAAATCAATTTCTCTAGGCATAACAGGTTGCACTATTTTCCTTTCGAGTGGTTTTGTTGTAACTTCTATCTGTTTAGTTGGAATTAGGCTGCAACTGCAAACCATCATCAAGAGAATCAACTGTACCGCTAAGTTTCTCGATTTCTTCCATAATATGTTTTGTACCATTATTTATCTTCCTTTCCATTTTTATAGGGTCTGCAAGTATTTTTGCAGCTAATTCATAGTTCTGTATAAACTGTGTATATCTATTTAATTCTCTTTGTGACTCTTGGCTTTTAAGAGTTAATATATTTAATTGCCCTGATTGTAATTCAAAGTCAGCTTGAATAGATTTAATTGCTTCTTCTTGTGATGCTATAGCATTTTCTAAAATAATATTATTAGCAGATAATACTTTGTTTTGATTATACAAATAGTAAGAAGTAAAACTTAAAGTTAATATAACTGCTAGAAAAAATTGTTGCATTCAATATCCTCAATAATATAATTTAAACCTATTGCACTTCTATATTCAATAAGTCTATTATTCTCATCACGAAATTTAAGATGTTTATCTTTTTTAGTAATTATTTTTTTAGATATATAAGTACGATCATCAGAATCACCATATTCTTTATTAAAAGAAACTGTGACTTTATATCGTGTTCTAAATAGTTCTAGAACCCAATTTAGAATTAATTTTAATTCCATGTATAGACCTGTAATGGTTTAGACTTACCTTTAACCTGTATTGGTTCTAGTAATTTTAACTTAAATTTAGACTTTTTGGCAGTTTCTTCTCCTATCAACACTCCTACTCCTGCAACTTTTGTACTTGATTCTAATCTTGCTGCAACATTACATGGATCACCTATAAGAGAAAATGCAAATCTGTCAGTAGCTCCAAAGTTTCCTGCTATACATACACCTGAATTTACTCCTATTCCTATAGCTATTTCTGGTATACCTTCTTCTTTAAATTTAATATTTAACTGGTCTATATTCTTTTCTATTTCTTTAGCTGCTTCTAAAGCTAAGTTGTGATGGTCATCTTGTGGAATAATTGTATTCCAATGAAAAATGCCAGCATCACCAATAAATTTATCAGTACAACCAAAATATTTATTAGCTGCTTTAACTTGAACATCTAATACATTGTTCATGATGTATGTAACCATTTCAGGTTCTACTGATTCTGATAAGCTAGTAAATCCTCTAAGGTCTGTAAATATAATACTGCAATCAACTCTATTACCATTTACTTTACAAAGTTCTGGATTGTCTTGTAACTTCTTAACCATTCTAGGATCAAGATATTTACCAAATTGTTTTTTAACTTGTTGTCTTAATTTATATTGTTCTCTAAATCTTAAATAGAAAGCTATTGATCCTGTTATAAATTCTGATATTAAAGTCCAAGTTACATCTATTAATAAACCTTTTTGTATAAGATAATAACCACCTAAAGCTGTAGAAAGCATTAAAATGCTAGCTATACCTATGCCTAGAGTTATACCAAACCAATGCAACACAAGCCATGTGAGTGTTACAAAAAAGGCAAAAATAAATAATTCTGCTGCTAAACTCCAATCTGGTATTGTTGGAGAGTCTTGAATTAAAATTGATTCTGAAAGAGCTGCTTGTATTTTATGAGGTTCTAACAAACCAACTGGAGTTGCAATTTGTGGCATAACTCC